TCCTGCTATCAAGTTTGATTGTCTTAGAAGCTTCCTCTAATGCCTTGTTCGTCACCCATATGGATACGTAACCGTCGCTATTTCGACAAGAAAAACCCTTGCCGCAATGGTTCTGATGTCGCGAAGTCTGCTTTAGCTCTCCGTCCCTGGGACATTGCCCGCCAGTGGCTTATGGTCCCCTGCGGAAAGTGTGAGGAGTGCCTTCGACGCCAACGTAATGATTGGTTCGTCCGGTTGGAGCGAGAACTCGCTCGTTGTAAGGCTGAATCTCAACAGGCGATTTTTATCACAATAACTATATCCCCTAAGTATTATGACGAAGCGTTGCGAGACCCCTCCAGATTCATCCGGCGGTGGAATGAACGCATCCGTCACAAGATTGGGCACTCCTTCAAACATGCCTTTTTCCAGGAGTTTGGCACCCATCCAGAAACAGGATCGGCGCCGCGTCTTCACTTTCACGGCTTTCTTTTCGGGACTAACTGCCTTTATAACGAGATCCGGTCGGCTGTCCGTGATTTAGGCTTCGTTTGGCTTGCAAAGGGCACGCATAAACGCGCGCGATACGTTGTTAAATATGTCACTAAGCAAATTTATTTTGACCCTATAGAAATATCTGATCAAAATGTTATTTTAGATGGAAAGTCTATATCTTTATCTTGCCTCCTCCAACATCGCCGTTATACGCGAAAATTCGTATCTGCTGGCGTTGGTGATTTTCTTGGTTATATGCCTCCTCCTTCTGTTCGCACTTCGACGTGGTCTTATTTTGATTTTGAGAAGCGTATCAATTATAACTACTCGATTCCTCGATATTACCTTAAATACCTTAAACCGGAAGACGATGTTGCCCGTTCGGTTGCCTCTGCTGATGCTTATTCACGTTTTAGCGAGTCTTCTTTGGTTAAGCGTATTGTGTCTCTGTGTGTTGAACGGTTCAATCTCAATTCCTCCGTATCCCGTAGAGCGTCTTATACTTGGGAACAAAAGCAAATGATGCGTTTTTCCGCCTCTTCTCGGAAAATGCCCAACTTTGATCCTCCAACGTGGCTGGATTTGGATGTCTTTCAGTTTTGGGAAGATCACTATAAACTTCAACTAAATATTTAATTTATGGGAAAACAACCTTTTATTTCGCATGCCGTAAATGGCTATTCTCGCTACGATGTTCCTGAGAGTAAAGCTTTTACATGCACGCCGGGTATTTTATATCCGGTGCGGATTGATTTTATTAATGCTCGCGATCGTGTATCTATCGAGCAAGGCATAGACGTTCGTAGTAACCCTTTGGCTGTTCCAACGTTTAATCCATACACTATTCGACTCCACCGCTTTTGGGTACCCCTGCAGTTGTACCATCCTGAGTTGAGAACAAACAGCAGCAAGTTCGATATGAATGCCTTGAGTTTGAATTGGCTTTGCTCTACAATCCCTTCTACCGGCTCTTTGAATATTGATTATTTCGGCGCATCGTATACAAATTCACTTTTCTCTTGGCTTCGCATCGGCAATAAATACAATGCTGGTGGAACCCCATTAGCTTCTACCGGCCTTCCGGCATCCGCCTCCATTAGTGAGTGGTCTAACGCTGATACGTATTTGGCTTATTGGGATATCGTTCGAAATTACTATGGTTATTCGCAGTGGGGACTCTACTCGTTTGCGTGGCCTATGGCGAATAAGATTATTTATTCAGGTGGTGCATATACCCTTAACCCTGATAATCCAGATGATTCCAGATTTTTCACGCAATGTTATGGTAATCTTGAGTTCTTAGACGCTTTTTACGAGAGCCAATTTTATCCATCTGCTGTATCTTCTTCGAATAATACGTTCAATCGCGGTAATCTCTTTTTCCAGATTATTCGCTCTGATTTGGATAATAGTGGCGCCTCTACCGATGGGTACCCTGTTGTTAGCACTTATCCAGGTACAACGCCGGTTGGCGCTACGGGTATTCTTTCGCAAACTCTTCCGACTCCCAGTTCTAACGCTTCGACGGCTTTGGCTTATTTCCTGGTCGCTCATCCTATGGCTGTCGTACCTTCGAACCCCGACCGGTTTAGCCGTCTTGTTCCCGTAGGTTCGTCTTCCGCCGTTTCCATGTCAGGTGTTAGCACTATTCCGCAGTTGGCCATTGCCTCCCGTCTTCAGGAATACAAGGACCTTTTAGGTGCTGGCGGTAGTCGCTATAGCGATTGGCTGGAGACGTTTTTTGCTTCCAAGATTGAACATGTTGACCGGCCTAAGCTTCTTTTTAGCGCTTCTCAGACAATTAACGTCCAGATTGTGATGAATCAAGCGGGTGACAATAATTTTTCTGGCAACCAACCTCTTGGCCAGCAGGGTGGTTCTATTGCGTTTAATGAACGTTTGGGTCGCCGACAGTCTTATTATTTTCGCGAGCCCGGCTATGTGATCGACATGTTGAGTATTAGACCTGTTTATTACTGGAGTTTTATTAAACCCGACTACCTTAACTATTCCGGCCCTGATTATTTCAACCCTATTTATAACGACATTGGCTATCAAGATGTTCCAGCTTTTCGTATAGCGTTTAACGGTAATCCTGGCGCCAGCTCTGCCTCCGAGCCGTGTTTTAATGAATTTCGAGCTTCTTACGACGAGGTTCTTGGCCAACTTCAGGCTTATTGGCGAGACCCCGCCGAGGGTGGCTCCGGTATCCCGCTTTACTCTTATTGGGTTCAGCAGCGCGCCGTTCTAACCTCCAGCAACACAGGCTCTTTGCCCGAATCTTATTATTACCCAATACTTTTTACTGATTTATCGCAAGTGAATTCACCCTTTAATTCAAAAGTGGAGGATAATTTTTTTGTAAATATTTCTTATTCAGTCCAGAAGAAGAATTTAGTTAACAAAACATTTGCAACCCGTTTGTCTAATCGTTAATATATTGATTTTATGGCACTTGATTGGATTCTCGAGGATACTCCCGCTTATATTTCTCGTGGTCAGCGTATTCTCTCTGTTCTCGACGGTTCTGGTTCTGTCGAAGTTCTCCCTGGTCGTCCGGATGTAATAGTGGAACCCTCTGATTTCGAAAAGGGTGAAAGGTTTAACCCTGAAATTGATTTCGACCCTAATTCGTTTTCTCGTATGGATAAGTTTGATGGTCTCGAGGTTGGTCAGGAACTTATTGATTCAGAGATAGATAGATCGAAATCGACTTCAAAGTCCTCTAATTCTGAAGAAAAATAGTACACTCTTCACTCGACGATATATGCTACGTGCGCGGACCCCTTCCGCAAGAGTTCGTGAATTGCTGAAGGTTATTGGTAACGACTGCAGGAGAGGCCGCGCATTTTTCTATCGTTCTTTAAATTTTCGAACTTATGTCAGATACTAAGATTCCTTTTTATAAGTCGAAAGCTTTTTGGACACTTGTCTCTTCCATTGTTGCTGCTTTGGCTACTTTTTTCTTGTCATCGTGTTCTGCTCAGGCCAGGGTACAGCGCAGTGGCATTCATGTCGACACAGTGCGTATTGACTATATTATTCGTTCAAACAATTTAACTCAGATGTAATATGGCTATCCCCGCTGCTGCTGCTGCGTCTTTTGGTGCATCCCTCGGTCAGTCTGCCGCCTCTACGGGCACTACTGGTTTGGTTACCGGTGCTCTTGGCCAGCTTTTTGGCGGCATGAATGCTCGTCGTCAATGGAAGTATCAGCAAAAACAGATGAAGCTTCAACAAAAGTATGCTCTCGAACAAATGCAAAAGCAGTCTGAACTTTCCTATGCTAACTGGCAAAAACAATTTGATTACGAAAACGCCTATAACGATCCTTCGAAGGTTTTTGATCGCTACTTGAAAGCTGGCGTGACGCCTGCGGCTGTTTTGGGATCTTCAGGTGTCGGCGTGAATGCTACTATGTCGGGTGGCTCTGCTCCTATACCCTCTGCTTCAGGTCCCTCTGGTGGTGCCCCTGTTGGCCCTGGCGTTTTTGCTCCTGCCAGCCCCACCGCTATTGCAGAAAATATGCTTGCACGATCTACGGTTGACCGCAATACCGCTGCTGCGAACCGAGACAATGCCGAGGCTGAATTCATGAGAGGTAATACTCATAGCGCGGACTGGCGAAAGGAGATGGATAATTTAGAGAAGAAGTCTTTAGAACACAACATCAATAATGTTTCTGAATTAATTCGCCTTAATCGCGCTTTGGCTGATATTCATGCTGCTGACGCCGAATACGCAGATCTTATGTCTACGTATAAGTTTCAGGATTTTGTCGCCATGTATTCGAAACATGTTGAGGAAGCAAACCAGATCAGGAAATACAATGACAAATATTTCGATTCTGTTTATGCCGCCCAAATCGCCCGAGATTTCGCCGCTGCTTACGAATCTGCTGCTTCCGGTGATGTCTTAAACGTCGAGTCTGAAATACGTAAGGTTAACCTGGCTGATCTTCGTGAGTGGTTTGAGCTCAATTGGGATTCAGAGATTGATGTCCCTGAGGTTAACGAAAAAGGTAAACCCACCGGCAGAACAATGAAGATGACGGGTCGTCAGATTCATCAGAAGCTTATGGGTCTCGCCGCCTCAGAAGGTGAACAAGATCTTTCGGGTCGCTGGTTCCAAAATCGGTCCAGTAAGAATGCCTTTGGTTATGGTTTGGCGAGAACCGCTTTGCTTGGAGCTATGGCTATCGCCGGCACGGCTGTAACGAAGCGTCCTACCCCTGTCGATTACGATGAAAGTAGAGAAATTTACGGCAAAGATGGCAGATATGCTGGAACTACGAAGGCCTCTCGTCGCTATGTAAGGTGAAATTGAACAATCCTTTCTACTTTTTAAACTCTATTGTTCATCCTTTTTGCTTTATATTTGCGCTGTAAACCAATAATCGCACTATCATGAAAGCAATTAAAACATCTAAGCGCTCAGACCTCCCTGTTGACGTCCTTGAGTATATGTTCACCGAGTGGCTCGTTCGTCGAGGTTTATTCTCTGCGTATAAAGAGAACTTTCAGCGACTTTGCCCGAACCATCGATCTTTTCGCGATAATCTGCGTGCTAAGCTTCTTGCTTTGTACCGTTCGCCTCATCTTGGCGTCGAAAATATCATTTCTACGTCGTTTCTGTATACCATGACATCGGAAGGTTACGACTTTTGGACAGCCAAGTCGAATCTTTGGAGATGTTTTTGTCGCAAATTCAAATCTACCCTTTAAACTATATTATTATGACACAAATTCATGCTGTTATTCGTCGAGTTAATCCGGCCCTTAAAATTGACCTCGTCCAGGTAGGTTGTCTCAAAGATGGCCGTTTTGAACCCCTTCCTTTTGACGCTATTAAGGATACCCCTATTGCGCGTTTTCTGAAGAGTTCGCACATTAGTGATTCGCTTTATATTGATCATTCGGAAGTTTTTGACCTTGTTACTTCTTGTGGAGATCTTCCTGGCTCTATCGTTGATTTTTTCGACAACACAATAGTACTCATTTTTAATTTCGGACTTAACTACTATGAAAGCACGACGAAGGAAGAAGGGACGAGGAACTAAAGTGGTGACTCGCCCGGTTGGTGGGAAGGTTCTTTAATTACGAAACTCCTGGGAGAGTTTTTCTCCCCTGGGAGTTTTTGCTCTCAAGCTCACCGAATTTATTCGGTATATAGAGCGTGGAGTGAAGCCATGGAGCCCGAAGACGCGAAGCGTCCCGGCCGTTAAGGCCGTCGGGCGGCGTAACGAAACAGTTTTCGTGCTCGAAAGTACCGTCTTTCGAAGCGCAAAGTATTATTTTTTGATTATGGATATATTTGATTTTCGCCCCCGTTTTTCTCCTGTAGTTAATGGTGCCCCCTACCGTTTTTCTATTGGAGCTTATCGCGGCAAGAAACGTGTCGTTATTGCCTGGTTTGCTGAAGAAGAGCCTGCTATTGATTACCTCAATCGCTGTCGTCTCGATCATCCTGCTATCAAGTTTGATTGTCTTAGAAGCTTCCTCTAATGCCTTGTTCGTCACCCATATGGATACGTAACCGTCGCTATTTCGACAAGAAAAACCCTTGCCGCAATGGTTCTGATGTCG